GGAAAACATGAAAGGGATTGCAGTTTACACAGCGGCAAACTATGATATAAGCCAAGACCTAAATGAAGGTACTGTTTGGTATGATCCGGGATCAGAGTATTATCCTATTATATCTTTTTTCTACGTCCCTTCTTTAGGAGCTCAAGCTTTTGTAAACATTTTGTCTGAAGGCGGTGGACACGGGTATATTCCTTTAGAGGATTTTCTGATTCATCATGGATGGGGGTTCCCCAGCTTTAAAAGAAATGGGAGGGATTATAATGAGTGTCAAAGAGGAATGGTTAAGTCGTAAAAAACCCTCCAAGGCTAAAGAAGCAGTAAGAGATATGAAGAAGCGTCTTTTCTTGGAGGCGTTTGTTAAAACCGGACAAAAGAAGAAAGCCTGTGAGGCTGTGGGTATTAGTGGAGCTCAACCTCGTAGGTGGGCTCAGAGTGATGAGCTTTTCCAACAAGAGTATGAGAGAGCCAAGTTTGTGGCGGCGGAGATACTCGAGGATGAAGCCCACCGGAGAGCCGTAGAAGGTGTGGATGAGCCTGTTTGGTATAAAGGTGAAGAAGTTGGTTCCGTTAAAAAATATTCTGATACTTTATTAATCTTTCTGCTTAAAGGTCTTAAGCCGGAAGTTTACCGGGAACGTTATGAGGTTAAGAATGATACGCCTCAAGAGGTTATCCATACCCATCAATTAAGAGATCTAAGTGTAGAGGAGTTGAAATCGCTTGCCCAGCTCAGCAAAAAGGAAAAAGAGAAAGCCGGGGCCCAAGCCGAAGAATCAGGGCCCGTCCATTGATAACCTAAACCCGGAGGTCCTTCATCAGCAGGTATGCTATGAATTGTGGAGACGTAGTGTAGTTGACTTTATGGAGGAAGCTCTTTACATAGAGGACCGCGACGTTACGGGTTTGGCCATCAGGTTCAAGTTGTGGGACGAACAGCGTGACGTTGTGGAAAAAATGGTATCAGATCGGCTTTTAATTGTTCTTAAAGCGAGGCAGCTAGGTCTTACTTGGTTGGCTCTTGCTTTTGCTGTTCATGAGCTTATCTTTAAACATGGGTTTTCTGTGGTGGCTCTCAGTAAGAGAGAAGACCCCGATGCTAAAGAGTTAACCAGAAGGATAGAGTTCATGTTAAGATATCTTCCCAAATGGTTAATTAGGGAGCATAGAGGAAAGGACAAGAATTGGGGAGGACTTACTTGGGAGTCTACCACCTTCTCTATAACTGTTTATCATCCTGGTAAAGAATCGTCGGTTTTTCAGTCTATGACTTCGGCACCTGATTCCGGTCGTTCTTTTACGGCTAACTTAGTGATTCTGGATGAATGGTGCTTTCAGCAGTTTGCTGAAGAAATATGGTCAGCAGCTTATCCAACCATCAATAGGCCCACCGGGGGTAAGGTATTTGGGTTAAGTACTGGCAAAAGGGGGACTTTATTTGAGACTCTTTGGAACAAAGCGGTTAGGAAAGAAAACACGTTTACACCTATATTTTTACCCTGGTGGGTTGACCCTCGTAGAACTAGAGAGTGGTACGAGCAAACTAAGAGAGACCTTCCAAACACTTATAGAGCTGAGTATCCTAGTACTCCTGAAGAAGCTTTTATGGTTGGAGAAGGAGCGTTCTTCCCGCAATGGGATATAGATATACATATGATAAACGAGCCTATGTGGTATCCTCCTGACTATTGTCAGATTGTTGGGTCTTATGATGCCGGGTATGGTTCTAATGCATGTTTTAAATGGTATGCGGTGTTTCCTGATGGTAGAGCTATAGGGTTCCGGGAGTATTATCCTCGCCAAGTTACCGACGGGGAGCAAGCTAAGACCATTCTTAAGATGTCGATGAAGCCCGATGGAAACCCAGAAAACTTGGGGCTTATTCCCGCAGACCCCTCCTGTTGGAATAAGCAATCTGGGACCGGGGAAAGCACAGCTGAGGTATTCTTAAAGAATGGTCTTAGGTTGACCCCCGCCGATAATAATTTGGTTAATGGGTGGAGAAGACTTCATGAATGGTTGCATCCTAACGAAGACGGGATTCCCGGACTCCGGTTTACTATAAGTTGTGCTAATACTATCAGGACTTATCCTGCTTGTGAGCAGGCTAAGACCAATCCTGAAGATATTTGTAAAACAAGCGAACATCACTGCCAGGACGTTGATAGGTATTTTGTTATGAGTAGGCCTATGTTTAAGAAGATTGTTCGAAGTAAACCCGAGAAGAAACTACCTCCCGAGTTAACGGAGGAAGAGAGAATTGATAAAGATACTTATACGGGGTGGTGATTAAATGGAGGCTGTTATTTGTTTCGGTGTAGGGGTAATGGTGGGGTCAATAATAGTTTTATCCGCTAGTATTAAAAATAAATCCGAGAGGGTTTCTTACGCTCCTAACAAGATTAAAAAGGTAATAGAAAAAGTAAAAAACGACGAATCTAAAAAACCCCAAGGATTAGCTGAAGTTACGGACGAATGGTTATATGGTTTTGATAAAAAGGAGGATAAGTAAATATGGGTCTCTTTGGGAATAAGGAAGAAAAGAAAACAGAGCAGGATATTTTAGCATCTGTTTCTTATGAGGACCTTTCTACGGTTACGTTAATTAAGAATAGATACCAATCCGGTGTTAACTATTTAAGGTCCCAAGGTTTTTATGATAAATGGCCAGAGTATGATAGGTTTTGGAACTCGGAACAATGGCCTCAGTCTACTGCTAAGACAAAAAATTATCCGAGACCTGTGACAAACCATTTTGCTTCTATTATTGAACAGAAAATAGCGGGTATAACCTATGATATGCCGGAGATTTATTACGACCCTATTGAAACTGAGGTTTTGGGGCCTGTTAGGATGTATCAGCAAGATTCTCAGGGTAAGGAACTTGAACCTACGGACCTGGATGCAGCTGAGGCTTTATCTCACGTAGCGGAAGATCAGTGGGAGAAACTGGAGATGGATGATCTGGTTGATAATGCTTGCAGAAGTGCTGCAGTTTTGGGTCCGGGTATTCTCCATTTTCCTTGGGATAATAGTGTTATGGGAGGGGGCCAAGAATCTCTATACATAGGGGATATTCAAGGTTACGAGGTAGACCCGGCGGACTTTTTCCCCGGCAATCCGTATGACTCCGGTATACAAACACAACCGTATGTATTAATGGCTGAGAGAGTCCCGCTTTCCACTGCAAGAGACATTTATAAAAAGTATGCCCCGGACATAGTAGGATTACTTAAGGCGGAAAACAAGAGCAGCGATAGAGAAATTTATGACCAACAACACATTGAGTTAGATCAGACTGATTATGTGGATCTAATTCATTGTTGGGAGAAGGTTCCTTTGGAAGGTAAAGATCCTACCCCTTCTGAAGAAGTAGCTCTTAGAAATGAGGAGCTTGAGTCCGAGGAAGAAGAATCCTATGAAATGCAACAAGAAGAAGAGATGTTAAAGGCTGTGGGAGTTACTCAACATCGCTTAGAGTACACGGTTATATGTCAAAACTTTGTGCTCAGAAAGGAGGAATCTTTATATGAGCACGGACTTTATCCTTTTGCTGCATTTCAGTGGTATCCTAAGCGGTATAGTTTTCACGGCAAGCCTGAGTCTGCTGATCTTATTAATAATCAGAAGGAAGAAAACAGATTAGCAGGTATATCATTAGTTTCGGCTTATCAAACTGGGCTTCCTAATATGAGGTACAAAGAAGGTTTCGTAGATAAGACTCAGATACCTCAAGGGCCGGGTGGAGGAGTTATACCGGATAATTCTCCTCCGGGACAGTGGGGGATAGATTTTATGAATCCTCCAACACCTGCTGCTCATATTCCTCAACTAAGACAAACTATTGTGGAGGGTATGAAAGATAGTACCGGGGTACATGAGGCCTGGTCTGGTAAGAGCCAAGGGTCTCAGTTGAATGCTTCCGCTATTATTGCTTTACAGGAAGCTGCAGGTATGAGGATTAGAGGTATTCAACGAAGGCTTCGTAAGATGATTCGTGAGGCTGGACTTATTTGGCTTGCTCACTGGAAAGAGTTTATGGAAGAAGACCGGTTCATAAGAGTTACCGGGGAGAGTAAAGTTAAAGGACATATTTGGTTTAGGGGGACTGCCTATAAGGACGTAGAGTTTGATGTAAGAGCGCAATCAGGGAATGCCTCTCCTTTCAGTAAATCTTTACAAGTAGCTCAACTTGATAAGATGATAGAGAGGCAAATTATAACCGGAGAGGAATACTTAGAGTGTGTTCCAAGGGAAATATTCCCACAAGCCGAGAAGATACTAAGGCACCGGTTTGAGCGTGAAGAAGTAGCAAGAAAGATGGAACTGGAACAAAAGGGAGCTTTAGTAACCCAAATGGTAAACCAGTTTGTGGAAAGTGCTAAAGCTAACGGGGTAGAAATTACTCCCGAGGCTTTACAAGGTATGCTCCAGATGGTAGATGCTATTGCAGCTAAAAGTATGCAGGAAATGGAAGAAGAGGCTGCAACAGGACAACCGGCAGCACCGGCGTCAACTGGAGGCGGGACGGGGGGAGAAGAGCTAGTTGAGAAACGAAGAGGTGAATCCCAGGATCTTTTCTCCGGTCCTAGTGTCTAGTTACAATAATAAAAAATTGGGCGTAGATTTGTAATGGTCGCCACATTACGAGGAGGTTCCATAATGACTAAGCTTTTCTTTGATTTACAATTATTTGCGGGCGTAGACGACGATGAAGTCGAAGATCCTGCCGCCGGGGATCACGAGGAAGAAGAAACAGAAGAGGAGGATTTTTCTGTGGATTACTTCCAAGAAGAGGAAGAAGAGGAAGAAGTCGAAGATTATGATGACACCGAAGAGGAAGAAGAGGATGACGATGAAGAAGATCCCGTGGATCCCAGGGCTTTCGCTAAAAGGTTAGCTCAGGAAAGGGAAAAGATTAAAGCGGAATATGAACAGAAGTACTCTTCTCAACCACAACAGAGACAGTCTTCCCAACAACGACCCTTGTCTCAGAAGGAGGTAAGAGACCAATTGGATAAATTATCCGAAGAGCTCTCTTTAACTCCAGAGGCAGTAGAGGTCCTTTACCAGCAGCAGCTTGCTTTAACCCAGCAAGGTGATGCCTTGGTTGAAGCCCAAAACGTTATTCAGGGTATGAGAGAGGATATAACCAAAGCGGAAGCTAAGGAAGAGGTTGAGGCTATAAGAAGAACCAATCCGGACTTACCTAAGTTCCAGGATAAAAAGGTTGCTGAAATACGTAAGCAATACAGAGACCGTTTTGGCGTAACTTTACCATGGTCAGATGCTTACAAACAGCTTGTAGCCGATCAGGTTATGGATGGAAGTTTCTCTCGTAAAGCCCAACAGCAAACTTTAAAGCGGATTAAAAACCGTGATAAAGTAACAACCAAAGCTGGGAGTAAAACCAAGTCTGCTAAGCGACCAGATATATGGGATTTACCTGCAGATCAGTTTGAAGAATTACAACGTAAAGCTCTTTCCGGAGAGCTTACTGAATCTTAATGGAGGTGTAATGAATGAGTCAAGATAAAACTTATGTAGGAGGCCAATGGCCGTTCAAGGTTAATGGCGTTAATGGTGCTGTAATGGGGTATCTTTTGGCTTCTGGAGAGCCCCTGTTTGTTAATGTGGGATTTAAGCCCACAGAGATAGAGTTGTATTGTTTGGGTGCTGCTAATGCTAATCCTTCCCGGATTAATGCTCGGATGATTTGGAATGAAGCTCTTTCGGGAGACTTGGGAGAAGATTATAGTAATTTCAATCCTTTTGACTTCAGTCTTCTTTCTGAGCCCCAAGCCGGGTCGGACCAGGCATTAACCATGGATGTGGTTTCCAACAAACCCTCTCCTTATGGGGAACAGAAACCGGGTGAGGACCTGATGTTTGAAGGTATTTGCCTGGATTCCCGAGGTTTTTGGGTTGGTGCTAACTCCGATCTTCAGGCTGACCCTACCATACAACCGTATGAGTACACTTTAGACCTGGATACCCCTTCCGGAGGAACTTTTGAACTCTCTGACCGGGGTGTTGCTAAGGAAATAGCCCATGATGCCAATGATGCCGCTATCAAAGCGGCTTTGGAGGACATATATGGGGATGGTAATGTAGCCAGTGTGGATAGTGGGACTATTACTCTGGCAAACAGGGTAGATATTGCCAACCTTCAGTTTGACGGGGAAAACTTGGATGATGCCTCGGGTGCTTCTCTTACCGAGACTGAGGAGTTTTCCTTTACCAAAGCTGCTACCCCTACGGTATTAGCTTACGTGGCAAGACGATAATAAACATTAATTTAAAGAAGGAGAGTGGAAACTAATGAGTAAATTTGAATTCGACTTACAGAGGTTTGCTACTAATACCTGGCATGACCAGGGAACGCAAGGGTTAACTAACCGGCAGATTACCTTTTATAACCGAACTTTGATTGAGAGGTTGCTTCCGACTCTTGTTTGGCTTAAGCATGGTCAGAAGCGTCCTATCCCCAAGAAGGCTGGTATGACTGCCAACTTTAGGAAGTTTAATCGCCTGGACCCGGCAACTACGCCGATTCTCGAGGGTGTTACTCCTCAGGGTAACAACCTGGATATCTCTGCTATCCATTGTGTAGTAGAGCAGTATGGTGATTATGTCACTCTGACTGACTTAATCGATCTTGTGGGTATTGACCCCCATCTCACAGAAGCTATCCAGCTTTTGGGTGAGCAGGCCGGAGAAACTCTGGACGTCGTTGTTCGAGACGTAGTTTGCCAGGGTACCAATGCTCACTATGTGGGAGGCGGTATCGCCCGGGATGATGTTGGAGCTGATAACACAATGTCGGCCCAGGTTATGAGAAGGGTTCGTCAAATTATGGCCCGTAACAACGTTAAGCCTCCGTCGGGGTCCAAGGATTATTTGGCCTTTATCCACCCGGATATCTCTTATGATATTATGGGGGATCCCACCTGGGAAGGGGTACAGAATTACGGTAAGACTCAGGCTATCTTCGATGGTGAAATCGGTCGGCTGTATAACGTTCGTTATATCGAGAGCACTTTGTGCCCGATATTCCCCGGAGAAGGTGAAGACGGTATTGATGTATATGGAACAATTGTTCTCGGTAAGAATGCCTATGGTGTTCCTGATATAGCCGGAAGTTCCAAGCCTCAAACCATCGTCAAGTCCCTGGGTTCCGGTGGTACTTCTGATCCGTTGGACCAGAGAAGCTCTGCTGGTTGGAAAGCAATGTTGGCCACCGTAAGGTTGGATGAGCTTTGTATACTTCGGGTCGAAAGTGCCTGCAGTATATAGTTAACGTAAGGGGCGGGGGAAACTCCGCCTCTTTATTCTATTATAATAAGGAGGAATAATAAGGATGGCAAAAAAGAAAAAGAACACCCAAGTTACAGAAGAGGAAAACGTAAACACGGAAGAAGTTATGGTGGATGAATCTTCGGAAGAAGAGGGTGTGGAACAAGGGTTAGCTGATGAAAGAGACCAAGCTCCCATAATTAAAAAACCTGAGCCTCCCAAGTTGGATGGGGCTATTGAAAAACAGGTTACCGCCATGGGTAAGGATACTGCGAAAAAGCTGAGAAATAGTCCCCAGGAGAAGGTTAGGGTTCCGAAAGACCCTTTGAACCCAAAAGATAGTTTTGTTGTCGTTGGTATTAATGGATGGAACTTGCAGATTCAAAGAGAAGTGGATGTTCACCTCCCCAAACCTGTGATAGATCTACTCAGACTGGGAGGGTATAATCCTACTTTAGTAAAATAAGGAGGAATACCTAATGTCTATTACTGAGCTTACTGTACAACAAGTTATAAACTCGGTTGAAGAAGAAGTAGATGACATCATAGACGAGAGTTTATTGCTGGATTGGATAGATCGAGCTATAAGCGAGATCGCTATATTTTGGGGAGAACCTAAATCCATCATGATAGAGGAAGAGGGGGAGGAACCCGTAACTCCAGGGGAATGGTATTCTTTGCCTGATGACTTCATCAAAGAGTCTGAGATTTTTGACCATAAAGGAAAAAGGTGCCATTCTCACATAATTTCTTCTCAAAAAGAGATTAGGTTTAAGGTATCAAGAAAGTATAAGTTAAACTACCACAGTAAACCTGCTCCCATAGACAGGGAAGCTAACCTGGAAGAAAAAGTGCTTCCGGTCAATTCTTTGTTTCACCCTGCTATTATTTTGTGGTGTAAGGCAGAATACTGGGACTTAGAGTCTGATTCTGACCAAATCGAATCAGCTCATGCGACTAAATTCCGCCGTATGTTTTATGAAAGGGTAGCTGAAACTTCTCGAATACTCAATGAGGAACAAATAAGGATGCCCAGGGAAAAACGCCGGTTACAGAGAAGGTTGGGAAGAGAAAGAGCACTTCCCCCGGTGGAACAACCCCCCCAGTAAAAGGAGACCTATAATATGGAAAATAGATTAAACGTGGGACAAGTAATCGATAGGGTTGAAAACGAAGTAGACGATGTTATCGAAGAGAGTTGGATATTGGACTGGATAGATTCAGCTTTAAGTGAGATAGCAATTTTCTATGGAGATCCTGCTAGTACCACTATAGAAGCTGAACCTAAAGATTTCTATCCATTACCGGAAGATTTTCTTAAGGAGGAAGAGATTTTTACGGAACATGGTCATAAATGTTATTCCTATATAACAACCTCTCAAAGAGAGATAATGTTCCCTCTAGGAGGAACCTATACGGTTAATTATTACAAAATGCCCCCTAGATTAATCCGAGAAAACCCTCATGAGCCTGAGGAAGAAGACTACGATCCCGAGTTCTTGAGAAACCAGAATCTACCTGTTCACCCCTTGTTCCACCAGTCTATAGTCCTGTGGTGTAAAGCAGAATACTGGGAGTTTGAATCAGATGCTAAACAAGCAGAAACTTACCAGTCTCGTAGAATGAGAGAAATGTTCTTTCAGAAGGTTTCAGAGGTGTCAAAGATTTTAAAGAACCAAGTAAAGCAGCCCCAAACCATAAGATTACCTCATTGGAATTTGGGCGTTCCAAACGAATGGCCTTTGTAGGAAGGGGGAATTAAAATGGATCAACAAACTATACCTACTACAACACCTGATAGGAGACAAGACTTCCAAGTCATGGATTTTTCCGCAGGTTATGTAGATGCTGTAGATAACAATCTGTTGCCTGATAATGCTTCCCCTGATTGCGAAAACGTTTACAGTCCTGTCATGGGAGTACTTAAAGGGAGACCAGGATGGAAAAACTACTGGGGAACTCCCGATTTTGAGGCTCCTATAGACGGACTATTTCCTTGTTATTTTGAAGGTGATGTAGATATTCCCCGAGGAGTGGTTTTCTCTACTAACGGAACAGTTTCAGTTAAAACAGGAGATCCGGGAACTGGGGATAATACTTTTCTTAAAAGTAGTACCGCGGGTTTATACCATGGTTTTGAGTCTTGTATTAATTATATGGTTTGTTTTAATGGGGAAGATACCCCGTGGAAATGGACTGGAAATACAGGAGGGGTATCGGACCTCGAAGCTACCCAGCAAATGTTGGATGAGCTCGTGTTAGATGGATATGATGAGTATGAACATGCAACCCCGGAGATGTGTAATCCCCCTGATACAGGAAGGTATCCTATACTTCACAAAGAGAGCTTATTTATATCAGAAAAAGATGACCCTTCTATAATCAGGTGGTCACAACCTTTTTATCCCGCAATATATTCGGGTTGGAATTTTGCTTACGTAAAAGACGGGGACGGAGATGAGATCGTTTGTATGAAGAAGTTTTTCGGGGAGCTTTTAATATTTAAGAGACGTTCTACCCATGCTTTAAGGGGAAATTCTCGAGAAGATTTTGTTGTGGATGAGTTAAATTCGGACACAGGAGCGGTAGGACCTAAAGCGGTACTACAATATGGTACAAGGATTTACGTGATAACGTACTCGGGGCTGCAAGTTTTTAACGGAATGCAGTACACTAATATATCCGACCAATTAATTCCAAAGCTATGGTCTAGGGTTAATACGTATTATTTGGAAAATGCCGCTATAGGAAGGTTTAACAAATATATAATATTTTCTTTACCTGTTGACGAGTCTGAGGATAATAATCTTGTTCTTTTGTATGACCCTACAGCCGGGGAATTTGGAGCTTTTTGGCCTTGGACTAACATTAATGCTAATAATTTTGTTACTTTTGATGACGGAGATGAAATAAGGCTTATAGCAGGAACCTCCCTGGGCCAGGCTAGAATGATGAACCTATGGAAAGGACATGATGACGATTTTAATAACCCTATTAGCAGTTACTGGAGGAGTAAAAGCTATGACTTAGGGTATCCTGCTTGGCAGAAAAAAGCTAAAAGGATATTTTTACATAAAGCCCCTGAATCTGATAATACTCCTACTTTGAAAATATCTATGGATTATGGGGACTATAATAACACGGACCTGGAGAGATCAGACGATTTTGTAGCTCAATACCGTTTACAGGTTAGACCTCGATGGAGGTATATTGCTTCCGAGCTTTCTTACGAAGGAACGGAGCCTTGGGAAGTAAGAGGACTTCTTATTCCTTCTAAGATTAAACCCAGGCCCAAAGTAAGGAGGTCTTCAAGTGAAGAAGAATAATTTCTATGAGGTAATTAGACTTCCTTACCGTATCACAGAGTTCAACGAAGATATGCTAGTAGCTTTGGACAGAAATTTTAAAGAGATCACAAGATATCTGTCTGTGATGCAAATATATGAGAATAGGGAAGGGCGACATATAAACGAAGAGTTTAAAGAAAAGGCTCCTATTTGGGATGGTATGGAACAAAGTGCTATGGAATACACCCAAAACTATGCTGAGAGGAAAATACACCGAGGGCCAAATGAACCTGAAGAAGAACCTTCTCTTTACGATTTGTGGATTAATACTTCCGTATCTCCTCCTGCATGGTATCAATGGAACGGAAGCTCTTGGACAAAAATAACCCGAACTTTGTTTGAGGACTTAGAGGGACTGGTTGATACTTTACAAATAGCTGATGAGGCTGTAGCAGAAGCCCAAATAGCTGTAGGAGCTATTACTACTCCTAAACTAGATGCTAATGCTGTGACTCAGGCGAAGATAGCTGAAGGAGCAGTAGATACCCTACAATTAGCTAATAATGCCGTAAAAGAAGCCCAATTGGAGGCTGGGGCTGTTACAGAAACTAAAATAGCAGAAGACTCCATAAAGTCTCCTCATATAGTAGCCGGGGAGATAAAAACTATAAATATTGCGACAAATGCTATCAATGCAGATAAAATAGCTTCTAACCAGATAACTGCTGCTCATATTGTGGGGGGATCTATAACCGCAGATGAGATAGCAAGTAATACCATAACCGCAAGTGAAATAGCAGCTAATACTATAACCGCAAGTGAAATAGCAGCTGACACCATAACCGCAAACCAAATAGCAGGTAACACTATAACAGGTAATGA